GCCATACTGTGGAGCGAGCCATCTATTTAGTTCATCTCTAATTTTATTCAGTTCTGGAATAACAGCGTTTTGATAGAGTGCCTTCTTAGCCTCTTTCATATTGTTGTATGTAGTGCTGTCTGTATTGTTCAAGAGTTGGACTGGCACATTATAGATATTACATAGATCCTTAATAGTAGCATTGTACTGTTCTATTAAAGACAGATCAGAGGCATTAAGTCCGAAATTTACCCACGAAAGTTTTTTGGGTGTAATGATTACGTCTCCAGCGTTGTCGCTGCCCTGGTATTGTTGGCGGAATTTGTCCTTCAATTGTTTAGCTTGCACCTCATTGAGATCACCCTCCTCAGACATTAGGATCCCTCTAGCGGTTTGATTCTGTAGATATTTTACTCCAGTAGTTAATGCCTGGTTGTTAGCGTCCATTACTCTGAGTCCAGCCTTTAGAGGTGACATTCCGTAAAGGTGTGACCCAGTTCCATCGTAATAAAGATTAATGTCTTTTATATGGCAAACCTCTTCAGCTGCAATTCTGTAAGTTCCATTGTATGATAGAGTGTACTCCTTTACTGGCTCCATAATACCGCCAGAGTTGATCTCTACCTTTTGAGAAGGAAGAACGTATAGTTCTTTATACTTAGAGGATAGCGCACCAGTGTCTGGTCCAATGCCGTAGATATATCGGTTTCCAGTTAGTTTTCCAAATGCTATGATCTCTTGAATCCATGCGTTATATCCTTGAGCTGGGTTTGGTCTGTCTAGAAGTTCATGTAACTCAGTGCCTTCTAATTCCACCAGCGCTTTCTTCTGTAGCATCTTAGCCTGTAAGACAGTGTTTGAATTAAACTCGCCAGAAGTCAGTGCTTTGTATCTTTTTAGATCATTTGACTTTTGAACCTCATAGATCTGAAAGGGGATGTTTGTGGCTGATTTTGTGATCAGGTTGATAATCGAGTATATTGTGGCGTTGTATCTGTAGCCTTTGTCTATATAGGTATCATCATTCTCTGGGTTCCAAACAAGCGTGTCCCCCAGATAATTATAAATTGCCTTGTTGAAGTCTACGTGAGTTTTTTGTGCGCTTTTTGAAACGAGGTTTTTAAATCTGTCTAAGAAACTAGCCATCCAATACGAATTATTTTAATTATACAAAAATAGTAATTATATTACAAAGAATTATACACCACAAAAACCACTGTCACAACTATTAAAATCATCATCAAATAATTCTATTTGAGGATTCCATTTTATAATATCGCCGAAAGATAAATTTTTGTCCTTATACCATACATCTTTTTTATGTTTGATCCGTTCTTTTGAAGCAAACCAATCAATTTTATTAGAATGTTTGTCATACATTTTTCTAATCAATAAAGGATTTTTATGGAAGCATCCCACGCAATTATTCATCCAGGCAAATCTGACTGGCTTATCTTTCCAGTATTGCTCTATTGTATCTTTATAAACATTATCTTCTATTAAAGGAAAACTAGGTTTTTGCCATTCAATCATATCCCATTTGTTTCTAGTACCCCTTTTTCCCACAACAGCTTTCATTTCTAAAAACCCATTATCATTAGTCTTTTCAATTGTTCTATTTGCTCTTTTAGTCTCATTTGCTCTAAACCCTAATCTAAACTCACAAGGTTTATCGATTTCTTTTCGCCACCACTCAAATATTGGTTCTAGCTTCATTTGTGTTGTGCAATATCTTCTTAAAGGATCAGGAAGAGTTCCTGCACTATCAAGAACCTTATCAAAAGTATTTCCTGTAACCCACGTAATCTCTCTGCCTATATATTGCTCAAGATCTAGCATTGTATAAATTATCACATCATCTTCCGCTGTGGCTATAAATGGCGCTTGTATTCTATCTTCAACCTCTTTCCTTATTTTCTTATCTCTAAATTTAGACGCTTCATGCTCGATCCTTACTAGTGAAAACACATTATAATCAGATGGATATTTAGCCGCAATATAAGATGAGGTTTTGCCTCCAGACAAAGTGTTTACTTTAATTATATTACAAAGAAATCATTACGCTTCCCATATTGAGAATATACGCCATATCTAATTGAATCCATGGCGTGATTAAAGCGATCCATTGGTTTGTTTATTATAGTCCCATCCTTTAACTCCTGCCAATAATAATTGTTGTATTCCTTGATAATGTTTTTAGACTCTTGACTCACTACTATCTCGAATTCTTTTAGTAGTGAAATCCCAGCGTTGATTGACCCAGTGCCTTTGACAGCTGGCTTTACATACATGCCCAGACGCTTCATTTCCTCTCCAGACTTTGGTTCTGCCGCATCATAGAAGATAATCGATTGATCATATCCTAATCGCTTCAACTCGTCTACTATGTCGCTGTTTGTTAGTCCAGTCTTGTAGATTAGTTCGTGGATATATATTTTATCTTTTTTCCTAAAAATTAAATTTGCTGAGCTGGGATCATTTGTATAACCAAAGTCTAATCCTATGACACCTTCAATATCTCTATCAAACTCTGGAAAGTCTGAGAATGGAATGAATGTCCAGTTATTAAATATCTGACGAGCTGAGAACACCGCCTTTTGACCTTCACCAAATACTCTCCAGTAGTCTGGATCACGCTCTCTCATTCTCTCAATCTCATAGACTAAGTCAGCTGGAAGAAACTTATTGTCTTTGTAGGTTGTTATCCAGGTGTCACAATCATCTCTAGGAATGATCTCGTCATAGATCCAATGGACTGGGTCACTAGGATTGAAATCCAAGATAATGTAATCAGTACACCTCATGTTGATCTGGCGAAAGTCCTCCATGCTTAGCTCATTCGCCTCATTTAAAAATGCTATGTTTCGCTTTCTCCCTCTGATTTTCTGGCTGTCATCCACAGATAAGAACTCTACTAAATGATTAGCATAAGTGAAATGACCCTCAACCTTGTTTAGATTTGCGCCATTCTCATACATCCCTACTGCCTCAGCTATCTCTAGAAAGTCTCTCTGAACTGATCCCTTTAGTGCTGGCAATGTTTTACGGACTATTGAGATGACCAGAGGATCTTTAGACTCTGTAAGTAGCCAGATTAGGTATTGACAAATGGCATAAGTTTTACCGCTACGAGTCCCCCCTTGGTGTACCCTTAGCCTCGCCTTTGACTTTAATAATTGTTGGAATTGAATATTAACTCTCTGCCTCATCTTTGTGATCCGCTGGGATCCACTCGATAATCCTAGATTTTAATCCCCCTGTTTGTTTTATCTCTTGTTTAGTTCCGTTGAGTCGGTGTGCTTCATGCTCCTCCGAAATCATCTTCATTGCTGCTATCTGTAGACTAGGTGTCTCTGAATCTATCCAGTTACTAAGCATCTTGGTCTTTTTGGATACTCTCATTTCCTCCACTGCCTTTTTTATAGAGTTGGATTCGTTGAGTTTGTGAGCATAAAATGTAGTTTTATCGCATGGTAAAAACGCCACAATATGCTCAATGAACATAAGTTTGTGTTTTTTTATAGCTGCAAGTGCTTTTTTCTCTAATTCTTTTGGATCGTATGCCATATTATTCCCACCTAAAACTGATTCCAATTATAAAAATATATATATCAATGCTCTTCATAGTATTCTCTTGAAATGAGTTTAAGTACTCAACTCCAAAAACTATTCCCATCAATGGATAAATCTGAACCTCAGTCATTGTTTAATTTATTATACAAAAATAGATAAAAATCCCATATCGCTTGCTGATAATCTTTTGGATCATGTTCTTTGTTTGTTGTGTGCGCCTGATCATTAACAACATAAACCAATATAAACTTACCATTTTTTGGCTTTGGATATATTCTGACTCCATTCTCATCACACCACTTAAACGCTTTGTAGTGTAGTTCTTGAGTGTTTACTATTGGCTTTTTATATTGTTGTTTTTTAGGCATTAGATTTCTTTTATAAGTTTAGAATAAGCATTTGTATATTTAAAAAACTTGACATCCCACTGATCCACATCATCATAGCTATAGATCCAGTAAGTTGCCTTATTTATTTGATCTAATCTGATGAAAACGTAAGTATCTATATTTTTATCTTTTTTGTGAGCCTCTTCGTTTACTAATAAATGAGGAGCGTCTGGATTAATTGTTTTTACATCTATTTTTTTGTCGCCTACAATTATATCTGGCTCTTTTACTGGTGTATTATTTAACAGTTTAGCATTTGTATGATTTATGTCATTTTTAGCTAAGAAATACGAGAATACAAGTTCACCCTTCAATCCTAAAATATCTGGCTCATCACTTTTACCAAATCTGTTGTATTTGTCTGTTTTCTCGTTTAAATCATAATTATATAAATGTCTCAGCTTGCCTATGTAAACAGCGCACTCATTTATAAAATTAGGATATGTGATTTGTCCTGTTTTTTTCATGATTAAAATAATTTTTTAATATTATTAGCTACAGCTGCCACAACATCGACTGTCACTGCATTTCCACACATCTTATATCTTTGAGTGTCAGAGATAATGCCCTTAGTTCCATATTTTGTCCAATTATCTGGAAAACCTTGCAGCCTTTCACACTCTATAGGTGTAAGCCTCCTTATTGAATTTACAAATTGATCCGTATTGCTTCCGGTTCCTGAAGAAGAATGTATGGTATTGGCTATATCTTTCTTGTGCCTACTCACTACTTTTCCTTTTTTGTCTCTTGAATATCCTAACACATAATTATCCCAATTTACTCCTTTGAAATAGCTTGTTGTAATACAGGAACTTGTTTGCCTTGTTTTTGCCACATCATTAGACTTTCCAAGGCTTTCTCCGATAGGAAATACTTGTCCTCTACGTTTGTTTCCAATATATCCGACAAGGTAGATTCTCTCTCTATTTTGGGGTAAAAACCACTTTGTATTAAGCAGTTGCCACTCGAGTCTATAATCCCCAATGTTGGCAAAGGCTTGGACAATTGCCCAAAAGTCTGCGCCAGAGTTTGAGGAGAAAGTTCCTTTAACATTTTCCCAGATAAAAAAATTTGGTTTGCATTCGCTAATGAGTCGAATTGCTTCGCTAATGAGGGAACTTCTACCCCCTTCAAGACCTTTTCGTTTTCCTGCGAGGCTAAAATCTTGACAAGGACTTCCGAAAGTGATGGCATCAATTTTTGGTAAGTTTTTTGATCGAACATCTGTAACTGATCCGACATAATTTGAATTTTTAAAATTGTGTTTGTAAACTTGATTTGCGTATTTATCTATCTCTGAGTTGTAAGAATTAACTTTAAACCCTGCTTTTTCTAAACCTAAATGAAATCCGCCGATTCCACTAAATAAGTCTAATAAATTTATTTTTTTCATGATTTAATATTTAAAAGGGAACCTGATCTCTTACTACTGTAAATCTTTGTTTCTTCTCGTCTATAGTCTTATAAACGCCTCCAGACTTAAAATCTGGCGCTATTGTGAAACTACCTTGTTGTCCATTTTCTTTTCGCTTTACCTTTTGAACATGAATCTGAACAGCGTCTGACTTGAAAGATGTCATCTCTCCCAAATTTCTAAAAACTGTAACACAATTGAAAGCCTTATTAAAAAAATCACTGGACCCAGAGATATCGTAAGGAGTTGGAACTTTATAAACCCCATTTTGAGTTGACTCCATTTTTCTTGGATGCGCCACCAGAAACAAATGTGTTTTAGTTTGCTGACAAAACTGAGTGATCTTTGACAGCATTAAACCCACATAAGAATGATCACGTTGAGCTGAATGGTCTAACATATTCCAAGGATCAATAACTAACAGATTCACTCCCTTTTGAAATACCAAGTCTCTAAAGGCATTCAAAATTCCATCCAGAGTGAGGTTATCTAAATCTATTTTAATAAAAAAGAAATGCTCCTCAATGAAGTTCTTTGTCTTGTTTAGATCATCATTAGAGCAATTACGCTCATTTAATTTATTTGCTAAGCGTTTGATATGACCCTCATAAGGAAATGACTCTGGAGCAAAAAAAGCTGTTCTATGACCAAATTTTACCGCCATATTACAAGCGATTTGATCAACAACATCTGATTTTCCAGAATTAGGAATTCCTGTGACTACAGTCCAGCTTCCCTCAAAATCAACTTTATAAAAATCATCACTATCACCCAACCCAATACTGAAATTTTTAATTCCATAATCATTATAATTTAAAACATCTTTCCAAATATCATCAATATTTACGACTCCCTCCAAAGGGAAGTGTTTAGCCGTCTTTAAAACATTACGCAGTACCTCAGCACCTTTTTCAGTCAAAACCTCATTAGCGTCTTTAAAATCGCCAAATTCGATATACTTACAGCGATACTGTCCAAACCTTCTAGCAAGTTCGTTTCTAAGTGCTAAACCAGGCTGATCATTGTCTGTACAAAGAACTATTTCTTTTTTATCTTTAAAAAACTCCCAACAGTTGTCTAGATAGTCGAGCCTTTGATTCCCCTTAGACGCTCCATTTGGAACGGAGCAGACTGAATAAATGCCAGCTTCATGAAGTGATAAAGCATCCATTTCCCCTTCTACAATGTAAATTTTTTCCATGGTAGATATATTATCTAAGCCATAGAATATGAGTTCAGCTCCAGAAACCATTTTAAAATTTTTCTCAGCATCTCTAAATTTACAGTTGATGAGTTCGCCCTCTCTGTAGTAATTAAAATTTATTGCTTTGCGTTTCTTTTGAACCTGGGGGAAATATTCTACTGACTCCCCTACATTCCAATGGCTCAAGGTAGCTTCAGAGACCCCTCTTTTATTAAACCATGAAATTGTCCGATCTGACAGCTCCGTTTTAGCCTTTTGAGGTTTTACAAATTCTTTCTTTTCTTTGAATTGTACGTTTCCAGACCAACCGCAGTTGTGGCAGTTATAAACTCCTTTTTCTAAGTTTATAGATAGGCAAGGATCTTTTTTGTTTTTTCTAGTGTGTGAGCATTTAGGACAGATT